CTTCTCCACAATCTAGGTCTAACCAGAATGCTTTTATATTCTTTACGTTTGCTTTAGATCTACCACCCCACTGAGAGCCTTCTTCGTTGTAAGTGCTCGTGGCGAAGTAAACATTATGTGGAAATGTGTCTACCTCTGTTGCTTTACTTACGAGTTCCTGGACTGTCTTGAACCAATAGTGTTTCGGTATAGGTTTCTGCTGTTTTAAATCTATCGTGATTAAGCATGAGTACCCCTCATCACCCAATACACTCTTTAGAAAGTCTACTGTATTCACTGCTCTGCTCCAAAGTTAAATGTCGTGGTGAGCAACGGAGGAGTATACTCACCACGACGATACTACCGTTAGGTATTATTCGTCCTCGTCGTCAAACAAATCACCTACGATAGATTCAAGGTCATCACCAGAAGAGGGAGCAGTAACCTCTTTCTTTTTAGCGACCTTTTTTGGTTTCGGCACAGTCTCCCCGATGTCCACCTCATCTTCCTGCACCTCACCATCACGTTTAGCTTGCACCCCATCCGTTTGTGCCACAGTCAACGTGATTGCTCGGACAGCGTCTTCACTGTCTCTAGCCTTTATAGCCTGTTCTAATTCAGCTTCCTCAAGAGGACGCACAGGCTTGAAGAACAACTTTGGTGTATCGCTGTTCTCGTCAAAATACATCTGTGTAACCACAGCAATAGATGGAGTCTTGTGAGCACGTAAGTGTTTAGCGTATGCTTGCATACCCATCTTACCATCTTTAGCTTCCCCAAATACAGATGTAGCAGGTAATTGGAGTTGATATACAGTCTCCAGATCACCCTCTAGTAACACTGCAATGCGTTGTTGAAACCTACAAGCACGGCTCTCACCTTGCCCAGATCCCTTAACGTTTTGTTTGCAGTCCATACAACGTTTTGCTTGACGTTGATCCGCAGGTACAGCCGCATCGGGTGCATCCGTATCAGGCGACCAACAAGTGGGCGCAGATGGATTCTCTGCATCATACTGACCTGCGTAGTAAGTACGAGAAATCTTGGCGGCATTAACGACTATGACGTTTAAAAAACCATCGTTCTTTACGTTCACTTGTTCGCCGTTTACTAACTCTCTAAACCTACCACCACGCAAACTAATTCGATGTGTCTTCAGACCACTCGAACCACCTGCTAGATTATCGTCTACTTCTTGCAACTGTTTAAATAAGTCGTTGCTTACTAGGGAGTTGCCCCCTTCAAATAATGACAACTGTTCTGCCATGTTACTCTCCATTAATGTTGTTCTATAGGAAGTATATCTTCCCCTTCATTGTCACGTTTTGTCAACGCTTTTTCTATCGCTTCTACATTAAAACGATACGTATCCCCTGCCTTAATATAAGTCTCTCTGGGAATATGCCCTTCACGTAGCCACTTTCTAGTTGTCGATACAGATATACCAAAATAATCGGCAACTCTATTTATGTCTACATACTGTTTCTCTGTCATTTCTTCCTCACTGATACTGTGTATTCAGAGTCTACATTGAGACCCTTCGGTAAAAGATCAGGATTTTCTACTAGGAACTGACGAACATTTGTCTGGTTCAAACGTTTTTCAAAGAACTCGGGTACGTTATGTTCTCTTATGAACTCGTACATATGTTCCCAATCGCTTGTCCAGTACCGTTGTTTGATAGACCTAAAGAACACCCCTTCAGATGTACGCACTGATTCGACATTGTGTTCTTTACAATGATCTAGCAATGCGCTTTTTATTTTGGCTACCTTTTCACTAAGCACGTTGTCTTCTTCTTTGAACTTAGCGGCAAGTTCGCTACGCTGATCACGTATCTTTATGTACGCTTTTACGAGCTTCTCTATTGAAACGCTCATTTATCTCTCCATTGTTATTTATATTTAGTAGATAGTGTTTAAACTTACTTTAGTCAAGTAGTTCTTTGTATAAATCGATAATTTTTGTGTGCACGTCTATTCTGTTGTCTAACAGTCTGTATATACGCTGTTCAGCGGCTGAACCATAAAGTTGAATAACAGTGCATTTGTGTTTCTGCCCAGAGCGATGGACACGTGCATTCGCCTGTGCGTATGTCTCTAGTGACGATGTTGGCCCCCACCACACAACAGTATTCGCTGCTGTCAACGTGACCCCATGGGCTGCGGCTTGCGGTTGGATTATAAGCACTTGAGGGTTAGGCGTGGTTTGGAAGGAGTCAAATATTTCAGTACGTTTACTCGCAGATACGTCTCCTCGTATAATCCCACACGTTATCCCATCCGCCGTTAGCTTGTTGGCTAACAAGTCTATAGTGTGCCGAAACGGAACAAACACTAAAACTTTTTGACTGCTCTCGTCTATCGCTTCTTTTAAAACTTTGTACCGATTAGATATGTCAAACTCTAGTGTCTCGCTATCGTCAGTATATACTGCACCTGATGATATTTGTAACAGCTTGTTAAGCACGATAGCTGCGTTGACAGCAGTAATGCTTTCGTCTTCTACCTGCATTACCATCTTCTTACGTAATTCTTCGTAGTATTTTATCTGCTGTTTAGTCATTTCGACTTTACGCTTAACGTAAACCATATCGGGTAAGTCTAAACATTCTTCTTTGGTAAATCTGATAGCAGGTTGCAATACTTCGTGCACTATTTGACTAGCGTTTTCTTTTGGCATCCACTTAAACTGTGTAACCTTCCACATTACCATGTCTCTAAAAGAACCAAAGAAACGTGGAACATTTAACGGGTTAACTAGCTTTGCTAACCCATACGCATCTAGAGGTGACTGTGCCGCAGGTGTACCTGTCATCATCCATAGCCAAGTATCATCAGAGATGAGTTTTTTGAGGGTCTTCCATCTTTTAGTCTGTGCATTTTTATAGTGCGTTGCTTCATCTACAATTATACAATCAAACCCACCGTTTAGTATCTCTTCTTTTACAATATCAACACCGTCATAGTTTATAATTACAAACTCTGCTCCACTGTTAATTATGTCTGCACGTTTCTTTTTACTACCGTAAGCTATGTTCACAGAACGGTGCATAGCAAAGGAGAACAAGTCTGCACGCCATGCGCTATCCATGATCGAGAGCGGGCAAACTACCAAAACACGCCTTATTTGTTTTTGAGTCATTAGATAGTCAGCCGCCCATATCGCTGATGCGGTCTTACCTGTGCCTTGTTCGTTGAAACAAAAAGCACGTTTATTCATCGTCAAAAACTCTGCTGTTTTCTTTTGATGCTTGTAAGGTTTATATTGCCCCGTCCATTTGTAACGTTTGCTAATAGGTGAGGGTACGTTTATATTTAAACTTTTTAGCTTTAGGGCTTCAAACATACCCCATTTGACTACTACTTCATTCATTGACAACTCCTTGCTGTTTGGTATTACCGTTGTGACCCTTTTAGGGTTACGCAAATTCAACAGGACTGCCTTATCCCGAATAATCTGCATGTTGTTCTCCAGTTTTTATTTTTTCTTTTTAGGTGGTTTACTCATAGCCCCACCTGCTGCTCTGTTCTTTTTGCGACTTTGTACTTTTACACCGTCTTTATTTTTTCCACCTTTACTTAGTGGTTTCTTGTGGGCAATGTCCTTGCCTTCTCGTTTATCTGCTTTGCCGTTCTTATTCTTGTCTACACCTTTTTTGTCCATCTTACGCCTAGCGCGTTGGCGTTCCATGCGAGCTTCGTGTTCACCTCTGGCTTTTTGCTGTTTGTATTCTTTCTTATACGGTCTTGGCTTGTTCTTATAAGGCATTAGTTTCTCCCATTGTGAGCACATTCAAGCACTGGACAATGACGTTTGCACAACCCAGATGGGCGTGGATTCCATACGTCTGACTCAAATGCTTTCTCCATCTTACCATATATCTTTAACCATTTCTCCCAAAGATTTGGTTCTGAGTCAATTTCATACTCAGCTTTTATTAAGTTTTTAGCTATGACAAAGAGAAGTCCTGCTTTTACTTTTGTTATTTGTGGATAGTGTTTGAATATAATCAAAGCCATTAGCTCTAGCTGTCCGTTGTCAGCATACTTAGCAGACTTGCCTGTCTTGTAATCAACAACCCACGCAACACCTGCCAACACGTCTATAACTATGAGGTCAGCTATCCCGCGAAACCAAACACGTTTGTCAAAAAAATCACAAGGC